CAGGTACCTGATTCATCCCCGGTTGCGATCTCTTTTAATCTTAAATTATTTACGTAAGTTGCCATGGTTAAAACCTCTTGTTTAGGCCGCTATCTCTATCCAATTTGGAGTCTGAATAGGGGTGATTTCAGACCATACATTAACCCCTGATACTTCTCCGGTTGCATACACTCCGGTTACATCCACATTAGTTACATTTATAATGGTGGGAGTTCCTACACTCCCTGTCCCCAACAAACCAGTTACAGAAACCGTAGCTCCCTGTTCCGTCGTTGGCGTTCCAACATAACCCGTTCCATATACCCCAGTAACGGCAAAGGTACTGTTCGTTGTTACGGTAACAGTTCCTACCGCTCCTGTTCCAGCGGAACCAGTAAGCGTTACTGTTCCATGGGTTATGGCAACAACTGCCCCAACCGCCGTCGTACCTACAGAACCCGCATTAGAATAGCCCCATGAGCTATCCCCCCAGTCCCCTATTCCCCATCCCTGGAGATGAACGGTTACTGGAATACTTCCTACTGCACTTCCTACCTGTCCTGTTGCCGCTACCCCAGTAACATTTTCAGTGACATGGTATACCACGGTAATGCTTACCGTTCCTACCTGTCCTGTCCCTGCTACCCCTGTAACACTAACATTAGCTGCCCCGGTAACTGTCGCTGTACCAACGGAAGCGGTGCCTACCTGACCGGCACTGGTTTCTCCCCAAGCGCCCGCATCCCAAACATCAACGCCCCAGCCTTCAAGGGTGACCGTTACCGCTGCCATGTTAAGCTATCCTGATAATGGCACTCGACGAATCAGCGGTAGGGAATACAATAGTAAAATCCCCAGAGCTTGAAGACTTATCTGACCCAAAATCCAGAATTATCACACTGGGATCTCCACTAGCGGTGTCATTAAAGATCATCGCACCTCGTGCCGTAATGGTAGAACTGCTCCACGTAGAATCACTAAAGTCGGTAAGGGCGGTGGTACCTGAGCTTGTAGGCGTAACATTTACTAACGTATTGCCTTTAGCTACATAGGCCGTTCCCGATACTTCGTTAGTGGCTGTATACGCCGTGGTAGCCGCCGTAAA